ATCTCCAGCTTGGCACCCATGACCAGCATCTGTAACTAAAACAGTAGATGTAGCATTAGTTGTAAAAGGATCGGTTAAAGACTCAGTTTGACGAATAGGCGTAATGTCATAACATAGACCTTCTGTGTAAACATAGAGTTTTCTATCCGTTCCTAAAGCATCATATCGTATGCCATCTAGCCCCAACCATGAATGTTGATCTCTTACTACCCCTACAATAGTGGTAGCAATAAATTTTTCCCATCCTTTAATCTTTTGAGGTAATCCTTGAAAAAATCGTACATTATCAGAATCAACCCATTTTCCTTGCCCAGTATAATCCGTAACTTCTTTATTGATTCCTGGTGTAGGTGAAAAATTAATTAGTGGCATTAGGACAATATATATCCTAAAAACGCTTTAGTCTAAAGTTTTTTGAAGAGCGTTAAATATAGGTTTAAAAGAAAACCACCCTGTTATAATGTATTTTTCTTTAGTTGGACTAATTATTCCTCGGTGAGTATGTGTCCAAGCAGCAGGCCAAATTAAAGTAAGCCCCTTCTCTGCTTTTGTTTTTATTTTTTGATAATAGAATTCTGTCCCTCCATCCTCTACATCATTTAAATATGTCATAAAAACAAGATGCCTAAATACATTGTTTTGCGTCCCTGTATTTTCAAAATGCCATTTTTTAAATCCTCCGTTAACAGGATATTTTTGGATTTGAAAATTTTCAACAATATCAAATTCAGACAAATTATTAGCATATTCAAATAATTTTAAATATTCATTTAGACAGCCTTGAAGAGTTCTTCGATAAGAATTAAAACATACATCAAAATTATGAGAGCCTACTTTTAAGTCTAAGCTTTCTTTTATATCTGTGTCTACATAAGCTTTTAAATCTTTCTCTGCTCCATAACCAGGATTTGCATATTTTTTATTGTTTTCAAAATAATTTATAATTTCATCACAGATGCTTTTATCTATGTCCCATTGACCTATAAAGTTATCCTTGTATTTATTTTTCATATTTTTTTCATAGAAATATTAAAAGCTACTGATAATCTAGGTTCTTCATATTGTTGTTTAAATACCTCATGCTGAATAGAACTTGCAAATAAATAAAGACTATTTGTTTTTATAACTTCTGAATAATCAAAATTATTAAATTTTAATATCGTTTCTCCTGGCACATCAACATAAAACACACCAGAGAAAATAGAAGGAAGATGAATATGTAAATTACTGTTCTCTCCTTTATGATGTCGCATCGCCCAAAAATCATCAATTATATATTCAAAGTTATCACAGGCAGGACTTCTTAACTGAATAGTTATATCTAGTATTTGAATTATTTTACTTGTCAGTTCTTGATAGACTTCATGATTTAAAACTTCTTTCCAATCGGTCATGTTTGCTTTAACATTTGTTGACTTGTTCATAGAATCTTTTTTTGTTATTTCAAATGTTTTAGCTCTAACTTTTTTTAAGTATTCTAAATCTAAAAAATTCTCAAATATAAAAACACTATTTAAATCTGCGTATCTGTTTTGAAGAACTCTAGTTTTTATCATTTTTCTTTGAGAACAAAGAAGCGACATGTCCTTTAAATGCCATATTTCCAAAATGAGTTAATGGCATAGCAACATCTGCCCATATATCTCCTCCACACTCTTGCCACAGTCTTGAGAAATAATAGTCCTCTGATAAATATCTTTTTTTACCATTTGTTTCATAAGGACCAACAGCGAATAAATCATAACAGTTATCAGAACTAAATGATTGACCATTAATAATTTGATCAGAAACATATTTACGTTCAGGGAATTTTTTCATCATGGTACGAAATACTTCTCTTTTAACTAACATCATCCCTGTTGCTGCTTCCGATACTTTACAAAAACCATTTTCAATTTTAACAGCAGAAGGATTATCAAAATTTAAATTATACCCTAAAGATTTTACCTGCATTTCATCAACTGAAGCATCAGGGTTTTGTTTCAAAAGTGTTTGTACGTTTTCCCAATGTATGTGTTTTCGAGGGTAAATCCCACAGACAACATCTTTATCAAAACAAAGTAGTCTTTCTATATTTTGCGCACTGAAACCAATGTCGGAATCAATAAATAATAAATGTGTTGCTACATAATCTTTTGTATCCATCATCATAGAGACAATGGTGTTACGAGCTCTAGTTATAAGGCTCTCGTTACCCATTGTTTGTACTCTCATACCTACTCCATGAGCTATTGACCATTGTTGTAGCTGTAGTAAACCATGCAGTGTGTTTTCTGTCAGCATTCCTCCATACATAGGCATCCCTACAAATATTCTGTAGTTCTTGTCTTTTAGATCTTCCGATTTAATCATATTAATTGCCTCTCTTTGTATATGATGGTAAGCCTATTAAAGGTCTAGTGTCATAAACATTATTTTCTAAAAACTTTCCGTTTTTATCGTTATAGTGAAGAAAAACTTGCGTACAAGAATTACCTTCAAAAGGTTTTCTCCAATGTTCTAATTTACATCCTTTATAAATTAAAATGTCTCCTGGTTGTAAAATAACCTCTACTCCTTCTTTGTTAACATTCCCTGTTGGATCTAAATAAATAGGCCATAGTTCTCCCCCTAAGTTACAGGTACAAGAAATTTCACAAGAATCTCTATCTTTATGTCTTTTCAATTCATCGCCATATTTGTAAATTCTTGCATAAGAATAAGTAGGGACTAAATCTAATCCTGTATATTTAATCATTGTAGGTAATACTCTTTCAAGTAGTGTATCCATTGCAACATCACCATAGTGAGAATATGTGTTCGGTATTTGAGCATCATTCCAATGCCCCCATGTTTCTTCAAAAGGAGAGATTAATTTATTATTAAAAAGAAACTCAGTTGCATTTCTTTTATTTAAAAAATAAGTGTTTAAGAAACTAGCAACTTCATAGGGAACTGCTCCGTTTATTATTAAATAATTATTTTTTGAAAAGTGCTTGACTGTTCCTTCTATTATTTCTTTTTCTGTTTTATTTTCCATTTTTCTCCTTATATAAACGGGTTTCCTAAAATCCAACTTACTAAAGAATATCTAGTACCTTTAGTAACAGGTGTTACTCTATGATAAACAAAAGAAGGAAAAACAGTTATTGTTCCTTTTTTTCTTGCATCTTTTGATGTGAGTATCGTTGACTTGGTAGGTTTATCTCGAAGATCAAATTCAAGGTCTCCACCTTCATATTCATCTCCATCACATAGACTTAACGTCATAGAAAGTTTTCTTATTTTTCCGTGAAACTCATTATTTTGATAAGGATTAGGAAAAGAATCCATGTGCCAAGTATAGTGCTGTGTCTTAGAATATTTTGTCCATTGAGTTGTTTCAGGTGTATCAATTTGAAATCTCCAACCAGAAAGATCATTTGCTCTATTTATATAAGGAATAATTAAACTATATATCCAAGGATCGTCTAAAAAAACAACACTAGAGTTTCTAGTTTTAAATAACTTTTTCTTTTCCTTGTTAGACATTTCTCTGTCGGGCATATCGCCAGTAACCCCCAAAAGTTTATCTTTTAGTTCTCCGTATTTAATAATATCATCACAAATCCTTCTGGGAATGGCTTCTGTAAAATAAAAAAAAGAATTCTGTAGGTTCATTTCTCTCTATCTTATATCGTACTGTAAATTACATATAAGACAAGTATTATCTTCTTTTGAATTTATCTTCATATTAATATCGGAACTGATAATAAAAAAGTTATTCTTAGGAACAGTGCTTTTACCTGTTTGATTTTTATGCCTTCCAGAATCATAGGTAAAATTAATTTCAATATCTGACTCTAAAGGAAGAATAAGAGTAAGTTCTGGGCAATTTTCAAAATCTTCTATAAGAAAATTTTTAATAGGAATGTCTTGATTAGCTTTTATTACTAAACCTAGTTGATTCAAATTAATTAAAATTAAATCATGATAAGAATGAAGCCCACTAATAACATAATTCATAAACCAATTAATATTTTGGTTTCCATCAATAGAGAAGAATATATCTTTTTTATTTTTTAAAACATTAAGCTTATAAAAATTATGAATATGCTTAACAATATTCTTTTCATCGAAATCTAATTGTCTTGGTATATACCCTGCTATAAGCCTAGTAGCAGCGAGAGTTATTAAGTCTTTCATATAAAATTATAAAAGAACCCATTCTTGGCTAGTAGGATTCCACTCATATTCATTAGCGTCTATTCTTCCTAACCATCTTACATTAATATCATCCCATTCTAAAAGATATGTATTGCCTTCACTATCTGCTATCGCTTCTGGTCTTTCTACAGGAGGATCCCATAAACAAGTTTCTTCATTTAAAATCCAACTAGAGTGAGGTTGTGCCACAATAAAAGCATCTTTATCTGGGTCATAATACATTCCTACAGAAGCATAATTTTTTCTAAAAGCTTTTGTTTGATCGTCAGATAAACTACCATCTGGGTTATAGTGTTTTCCACCGAAAGTATTAAAGGAAGTTTTTTTCCAACTAGACCAACCTGTGTGAGTTATTAAATATTGAATTCCTATTTCTTCTTGTTCAATATTATTGTCGTCTAACAAATTAATGTTGTCTACTACTTCAACAGATAAGACTTTGTTTGATGTATCTAATTTTGCAAAATGTGCCATTATGCCTGAAACCTATATCTTATAATTACTTTTCCGCTACCACCATTACCGGATCTTACATTGTTTGCGGGAGCATTCATTCCACCGCCACCTCCGCCGCCAGTATTAGATTGAGCATTTTGTCCTTGAGCTGGGTTTTGGCCTCTAGCACCACCGCCTCCGCCACCAGAACCGCCAGAACCACCTGTTCCTCCGTTATTAACACAGAAAGCACCACCGCCTCCGCAAAGAGTTACAGGAGAACCTGTAATATTACTAGCCGTACCGTTGCCTCCATTGGCTCCTGAATTACTTGGGTGTTGTCCGGCCGCTCCAGCTTGTGTTGATCCGCCACCGCCACCAGCTTGTGATATTCCCCCTGCGTTTCCTTGACCTGGTGTACCAGAACCAGGGTTACCATTCCCTGCTCCACCGCCAGAACCTCCAGGTGCTCCGTTTTTACCATCACTGTTAGGACCTTGCACAATTCCTCCACCGCCACCAGCAGTGGAAGTAATATTACTAAAATTAGAAGGATTACCGTTGTTACTAGATCTCATGGGTCCGTAAAAAGCATTACTCCCTGCTCCTCCAGCGCCTACCGTAATAGGATAGCCTTGAACATTAACAGCTAAACCTGCTGTTCCTGTGTTGGGAAAATCTATTCTTCTTCCACCAGCACCTCCTCCAGCGCCAAGAACATTTCCTCCTGAACCACCGCCAGCGATTACTAAATAGTCTACAGTATCAGAACCTGCTTCATTACCAACAGCATTAACTGTAAAGGTTCCATTCCCGTTGAAGGTGTGTATTTTATAACTTCCAGATTGAGTGACAGTTCCTCCAGAAGCAGAAACATAAGAAGCGTTTGATTTTCCTTGAAGATTAGACATGGCAATTTGCCCTGTAGGAACTCCTGCTAAAGTTCTAACAGCAGCTTGATTAAGAGATATTTGAGCTGTTCCAGCGTTACCAAGTTCCACATTAACTTGGTTCATTGATATTTGCCCTACAGGTAAGGTCATTAGTTAATTCCTTTTAACTCTTTGATTTCTTTTTTTAACTCCTTAAAACCTTCGATAAGGAGAGCACATAATCTGTCATACTTAACTGCTTTTAAACCATTTGGTCTTGTTCCTACAATCTCTGGTAAAACTTTTTCTACATCTTGAGCAATTACTCCTACATCCGTTTTACGAATAAAGTAACCATCTTCCCCACCATTCTTATCAATCCATTCTTGTTTCCAATCAAAAAGAACGCCATTTAATTGTTCTATTTTTTCGGAAGCAGAAGGAATATTTTTAATGTTTTCTTTTAATAAAACGTCAGAAGAATAATAAGCAGTGATATCGTCTGTAGCTCTTATTTGACCATCAGTAGCGGCAGCATCTGTTCCTACCCCTAGGGATCCATTTTGAATTTGTACACCATTAGTGGTTGTTACTAATTTAGATGAATTATTATAATATAAATTGACTCCAGCATTTTGAGTAGCATCAAACATGGTTTCTCCACCACCTGAACTTCTTAATTGAAAAATATTTGTATCAACGATTAAGTTTCCTGTACCACTTGTGTCTTGAATATAAGAATTGCTTCCATCGTGATGAATTTGTAAATCATTCCCTGTTCCAATATTTAGATAGCCCCCATCCGCTAAAGATACATTAGCAGTGAAAGATTGATCTCCTGTAATGGTTGTTGCACCATTAGCAAAAACTACATTAGCAGACAATCTTGCATCAGCTAGAGTTCCTGAAGTTAAAGAAGAAGCATTGCTATTAGATATATCAGCTAAGGTTACATTAGTTCCATCACAGTAAACCCATTTATGTGTTCCTTGAGGAATTGCAACCCCTGTTTCACCTGTAGCAGCTACGTTCATAGTAAATGCTCCGGCAGTATTATTATAAACAAGATAATTATTTTCAACAGCAGGAACAAATACATGAATATTTCCTGTTAGTGTTCCACTTAAATCTAAAACTTTATTAGAGGCTTCTGCGGTAGGATCAGCATTAGCTGTTGTTAGTGTGACGTTAGCTGAACCCGCAACTGATTTTGACAAGAAACCACCAGCAAAAGCATCTAGAGTCTGTAAATTCGTATTGGTGTTATTCCCCCATGTATTGGCATTAGCGCCTGTTTCCATGAGTTCGAGTTTGAGTCTGCTTGAGTATGTGGATGCCATGTTATTTAATTTATATAGTTTTAATTGCGCCTACAACAATTTTTTTGTTCCTCTTAGAGGGCTTTGCCCAGTGCCATAAGTCACTAGAAAAGAATATTATTTTACCTTTTTCTGGAACAGTTTCCATCCCTATTGTGTCAAAGACAGTGTTTCCATCAGAGTCATTTAAATACAAAATAAAAGAATAATCCTCGGTTTGCTTATGATCGTGTGCTTTTTGATAGCCACCTTTTTCATACTCGATTAAGTGAATATGAAATAAATAGCTTCTTTCCTTACCAAAGATTTTCATAATTTCTTGAGATAAGCTGTTAATTTTTTTTTCTTCGATTAGTTTATAGTCAAATAAATTGGGGGTCTGGAAACCATTCCTTGTGCAAGTATCTTTTGCACTAAAATTATTTTTTTTACAATTAATCAAAATATCTTCAAAATCAACAACAAGGCTGTTATCTAAAAATTTTTCTTCAAAAAAATAATTCAATTTTATTTTAAAAATTTATTGTCTTTTAACCATTTTCTAAAGCCTGAATCTTTCATATGCTCTACAATTTGAGCCTCAGAAACTTGGTCAGATTGAATACAATCCCATAAAAGTTTATAATATTCACTCATTAATTTATCACTTTTTCTTTTATTTCTTTTATTTCTTGCTCTAATTCTTTAATCGCTTCAATTAACAATGGTACAAGTTTTTCGTATTGTACAGTTTTGTAATCAGCTCCTTCTGGTGCATCTGGGCTAAAATTTATAGGTGCATCTGTAACCACTTCAGGCATAACCTCTAATACTTCTTGTGCACTAACACCCACTTGTCTTTCGTTATTATCGTAACCTAAAGATTTAGCCACTTCATTTTCAGTAAAATAATAACCATTTATTGAACTTACTTTATCCAAAGCATTGTCAATCTTACCTTCAAAATTTTTTAAACGCTCATCTGAATAGTACGCAATAATATCGCTAGTTGCTCGTATTTGACCATTTGTAGTGGGGGCTGTAGTGTTAACTCCTAAACTACCACCTACAATTTGTACTCCATCAGTCGTTGTTCTAATTCTTTCTGCTCCTGAATAATAAATAGAAGTGTTTCCTAAGTACCTTCCTAACAAAATCCAATCATTATTAATATCATCATAAAGACCTGTTTGAGATCCATTATCCATAAAAACAACATTACCCCCAATAGAATATCCACTATACCCTCCTGTTGCTCCTCCAGTGACTTCTATGGAACCATATTGACCAGTGTTGTCTTGTAAGGTTGCTGCGCCTGTTATTGCTAAGGATGCGAAAGTAGGATTGGCTGTTGTCGCTACGTCCTGACCAATAGAAACTGTGTCGGCTGCAACTGTGACACCTGTGCCAGCGCCTACATTTAATGTGACATCGCCTGTAGTTCCACCACCTGTTAAACCAGATCCTGCGGTGACACCTGTAATGTCTCCTACGTTAATGGAACCACCGAGCGATACGCCTGTGCCATTAATCGTGATAGAAGAATTATCTAAAGCTGTATTTGGGATAGCAGAAAGTCTATCATTAGGTAATGTGCCTGAGGAAACATTGCTTGCATTTAAACTTGTCAAACCTGCACCTGAACCATTGAAGGTTGAAGCATTAACAGTAGAAGAACCAACAACAGCACCTGTTAAGTTAATAGTGTCGGCTTGCATGTTAATCGAACCACCAACGTCTGCATCTTTAATAACAGATACGCCATTGGCATGATCGTGATAAATTTGATATTCGCCTGTGGGTCCCATTAAGACATAGTCTAGGTCACCAAAGGCTACGTTTCCTGTAAAGGTTGCACCTGAAGTCAAAACTACGTTTCCTGATAATCGGCCATCGGCTAAAGTTCCTGCACTAATAGTAGATGCATTGTTTAAAGTGACATTTGCACTTAGTCTAGCATCAGCTACTGTACCAGAAGAAACATTAGAACCATTTAAGTTTGTTAAGTTAGCTCCAC